TTCCGGATCTAACCGCATCACACCGCGTACCAGCAATTGCATATTATTATCAACACCATACTAACTTACCGAATGTTAATTGCTTAATTCCAATTAGTAAACATTACGAAGAAAACGAAAATATATTTAGTGTAATACTACCTATAATCCGTAGCTACCGAGCAGATAATGCCGTTTATGCGTTTAATAATGGCCCTTTAACGCGCGTATTTCATGAGATAGAATCACAAGGTATACAAGTAGATAAAAAATGCTTCGTGGATTGCTATGGTGAGGAATTAAAATATCCTCAATTTAACCTTAGCAAAAGCAAAATATACAGCCAATACAATTTACAAACACTAACAGGCAGACCATCAAACACATACAACAGTATTAACTTCGCAGCATTAAATAAAACAAGCGGCGAGCGTTTATGCTATAAGCCTGCAAATGATACGTTTATAGAATTCGATATGCAAGGGTATCATCCACGCTTAATAGCTGAATTGATTGGATTTGAATTTAATGATAAAAATACATACGAAACGCTAGGAGAATTATTAGGCGTCAGTACTCAAGAAGCTAAGGAACTAACATTTAAGCAGCTATATGGAGGTGTATGGGATGAATATAGAAACAAACCATTTTTTAAAGATATCGTAGCGTTAACTGATGGTATATGGGAAGAATACCAATATGGGGGGCGATATTCGACAGAAAATCGAATATTTATATCTGACCGTGAGATGACGCAATCTAAATTGCTGAATTACATCGTTCAAAGTATGGAAACATCAACTAACGTTAAGATGTTGATAGATATATTGGATTATTTAAAAGATAAACAAACAAAAATAGTACTGTATACTTATGATGCATTCTTATTCGATTATGCTGAATCAGACGGAAAACAAACACTAATAGATATAAAACAGTTAATTAAATACCCAGTAAACATTAAAATGGGTAAATCTTATCACGAACTAAATAAAATATAATGGACAGTAAGATATCATTAGTAAACAATCCTAACATATTTATGGGTAATGAATGGTCACCCAACACAGACTTAATGAACAAATTATTTTGTACTTTTACATTATTGATTGATTTAGAGGAAACAGTAACAACAATTAATCGCAGATACTCAATATTATTCGGTAAAATATTTATACTTGAATCACCTCAAAGTGATGAATTAATATGCACATACAATATTGATACTAATAACGTATCAGCAGCACCAATGCCTAATACAATATTATTACATCGTAAGAAAGAATCTAATACATTATATACTATTAATGCACTTAATACATTGATTATGTCATTGAATGAAGGTAGATTAGATAAAAACTATATGGTGAATTGGCAGGATTATAAAAATAGTATATTACTAACTAATGGTCCTGATTTAAGAAAATTAGATACAGCAATACATAAGATAATAGATTTCAATAAATAATCTTCGTAAGAAGAGTTTTGAAAACCAAAATAAGAATCATAGATTCAACCTATATTGTGTTCATAGAACACCTAACAATTAAACCCAATTAACATGGACTTAAGTCTCATCAAGCAGAAGTTGACCGCTTCTCAAAACAAAGGTCAAAAGAAAACATACGAAAAGATCGACTACTCAAAGATCTTCTGGAAACCAAAACCAGGTAAACATCAAGTTCGTATTCTACCTTCAAAATTCAACAAAGCCGATCCATTCCGTGAAGTGTATTTCCACTATGGTTTCTCTAAAGGACCTATCTTGGCATTAACTAACTGGGATGAAAAAGATCCAATCGCTGAATTCGCAAAATCACTACGTAAATCATCAGACAAAGAAGATTGGCAGTTAGCATCAAAAATTAGTCCTAAATTACGTTATTTCGTTCCTGTAGTAGTACGTGGCGAAGAAGCAGCAGGTGCTCGTTTATGGGAATTTGGTAAATTAATCTACGATCAATTACTAGGTATTGCTAATGACGAAGATTATGGCGATTTTACAGACATCACAGACGGTCGTGACTTTACAGTTGAAGCTGTTGAAGAAGCAGTAATGGGTAGAAAAGGTATTAAATGCACACTCCGCGTTAAACCTAAAACAACTACAATTTCAGATGACGCCGCATTCGTAACTAATGTATTAGAAAATCAACCCGATATTCTTAACATTAACAAACGTTACACATTTGATGAATTGAAAGATTTATTAGATAAGTGGTTAAATCCTGAAGACGAAGAAACAACTGAGACTCCAATCGCTTCTAAAACAGAAGATGAAGAGGAAGAAGATGACTTCTTAAAGGAAATGAACAAGCCGGTAGAACAAACCTACAAACTTGATACCAACGCAGCAAAAACGTCCAACGCTGACAAATTCGACGATTTATTCAACTAGTAAAATCAAGTTATGGCCAAAGCAAAAACGGGAGAGACACTTTCGAGTGTAATATCCAAATCAATTAACTCTAAGGATGGCTTTAATTTAGATAATTTTAAAAAATCTAAATTTCTAGACCAATCTGTTAAGTTTAAAAAACAAAGATGGGTTCCATTCTCACCTGCATTACAGGAAGCATTAGGAATCCCAGGAATACCATTAGGTGGAGTAACATTACTTCGTGGCCATTCAAACACAGGAAAATCTACAACACTATCTGAAATAGCAGCTAATGCTCAACAGATGGGAGTACTACCTGTATACATTATCACTGAGATGAAACATGATTGGGACTTCCCAAGAAAGTTAGGATTTCAGATGGAAGAGGTAGTAGATGAAGAAACTGGAGAAGTTATCAACTATAAAGGGTTCTTCATGTATGTAGATAGAGGTTCCTTAAATAGCATTGAGGATATGGCTGGATTTATAGCTGATCTTCTAAACGAACAAGCACAGGGTAAATTACCATACGATTTATTATTCTTAATTGATAGTATCGGTTCAATCCCATGTAAAATGAGTATAGAAGCTAACAACAATAATCCTCAATGGAATGCAGGCGCGTATAGTCAACAATTCGGTAATTTTATTAACCAAAGAATTACACTATCACGTAAAGAAACACAACCTTACACCAATTCTATAGTAGCAGTAAATAAAGTATGGGTATCACCAGCCGAAACTAGGTTCTCGCAACCTAAAATGAGAAATAAAGGTGGAGATACAATGTTCTATGATGCTTCATTAGTATTAACATTTGGTAATATTACCAACTCAGGTGTAAGCAAAATTAAAGCTACTAAGAACGGAAAAGAAGTAGAATTCGCAACTCGAACTAAAGTAAGCTGCGACAAGAATCACGTTACTGGAATCACTACTAAGTCAACTATAGTAATGACACCTCATGGATTTATAGAAGATGAACCTAAAGCTATTGACAAATACAAAAAAGAGCATAGCAATGAATGGTCAGCAATTCTAGGAACTTCAGGTGAAATTAAAATTGTAGAAGATAACTCAGAATGGGAAGAAGATAACAAAAACATTCCCGTAATAGGAGTAGAGGAAAACTAGTATGAAAAACAAATATGCCAATATGTTGGCTAAGGTAAATAATGATCAACGCGGAGTCCAAGACTCCGTTTTGATTCTGGATGGCTTAAATACATTCTTAAGAGCATTTACTATGATTAATCACATTAACCCTGAAGGCCATCATGTCGGTGGTCTGACGGGTTTCTTAAAATCTTTAGGCTACGCTATCAAAATGATAGATCCCACAAAGGTGATTATAGTATTTGATGGTGTTGGAGGTTCCAACAGCAGACGAAATTTATTTCCTAATTATAAAGCTAATAGGAATACAAGCCGAATGACTAATTATGCTATCTTCTCTAGTAAAGAAGACGAGAGAGAAGCAATAAATAATCAAATGGCAAGATTAATAAATTATCTTCAATGTCTACCAGTGTCTATGATCTGTGTAGATGGAATTGAAGCGGATGATACAATAGGATATCTAGTAGGTAAATTTGAGAAATTTGAATCTACTAAAGAAGTAGTAATAATGTCTGCTGATAAAGATTTCCTTCAATTAGTAAGTGATAAAGTAAAAGTATATTCACCTACTAAAAAGAAAATGTATAAACCATCCGATGTACTAGAAGAATATAAAGTTAGCAGCATCAATTTCATTAACTATAAAGTATTAATGGGAGATGTCTCAGATAATATACCAGGCATAAATGGATTAGGACCTAAAAAACTATTCAAAATGTTTCCTGAATTAGCAACAGACACTCCATTAACAGTAGAAGGTATAATAAATAAAGCTACTGAGAATGTAAATGAACATGACTTATACGCTCGCATAGTAGAAAGAAAACGCCAATTAGAAATTAACAATCAATTGATGAATTTAAAGACAGTTCCTATATCGCAAGGTAATGAGGAACAAATAAAAAAC